GAACGTGGTGGGGTCCGTACTGGTGCCCAGAACATGATGCTCAGCGGCTAGACGGAATCAGCGCCAGCTTGGTAGACATCGCAGGAGGTATGAAGTGATCCCTGACGAGGCGGTAGAAGCGGCGGCGCTCGGTATCCATACCCGCGGCGGTGTGAGCGTGCCCGAAGCGCGAGAGTACGCACGGGCGGCCTTAGAGTTCGCTGCCCCGCACCTTATATCAAACAGGCCATCCGAGGAAATGATCGGCGCAGCCTACGAGGTGAAACCTTTGGAAGCCGTGATGACGCGCACAACGCAGGACGAGCGGGAGAAGGCATGGACGTGACGAAGATGACAACGCTTCCCTACATGGAGGCTGAACTGTTCGCGGAATCCATCATTGACCAGTACCGGTTCTATTGCGGCCTGTGCGAGTACCGAACAGGAAGAGGCAGCTTTTATGACTGCGAGATGGAAGCGGCCGACCATTTAGACGCGGAACATCCGAAAGAACGCGCTGAGGCTGACGCGAAGGTCCGAGCGGAACGGGAAAGATTGCGCTCCCACGATTTAGGAGACTCGCTGTGATCCCTGACGAGGCGGTAGAAGACACGGCTCACCCGATGTGTCGCACTGAGCGCGGGCATGTCTGCCATGAGCCGAGTGGCCGTGTCTGCATCGAGAAGGGATGCGCTGAACCTGCGGGAACGTGGTGGGGTCCGTACTGGTGCCCAGAACATGATGCTCAGCGGCTAGACGGAATCAGCGCCAGCTTGGTAGACATCGCAGGAGGTATGAAGTGATCCCTGACGAGGCGGTAGAAGCGGCGGCGAAGATGCCGCAGTGGATGGCTAAGTACCCGTGCCCGAGTTGCGGCGCTGGTTATGGGCAGTGCAGGTCATTCGCGGCTAGCGGGCTCATGTGCTGCAAAGAGTGCAGCCACCCAGACTACAAGGCAGCCCAACCCGATCCGTGGACAGCGGAAGAATTGGTCGAGATGTGGAAGGGGCGGGACATGCCCGAGTACATCGCTAAGGAAGTGGCAAAGCTACGTGGTCGCTAAATGGACGGCTGAGGATGAGCGGAACCTGGTAGCTGACCGGCTCGTGCTCAAAAAACTGGAGGCGCGTGGGGAAGAACCGTCAGTGTGGCTCCTGGACGAGTTCAACGAACTCACCCGCCGCAAAAAACAGGCCAAGCAGCGCCGGCCAAAAGGAGAAGGCGGGGTTTATCAGCGGGCTGACGGGATGTGGTGCGCGTCCCTCGAACTGCCATCCACGGACGGGAAGAGGCGGCGGAAGGTGATCGCCCGCCGCGATAAAGGCGCTGTGGTTGCTGAACTGCGCAACGCCAAAAAAGAGCTAGAGAAACACGGCAACATCGCTACCAACAGCATCACCGTGGGTAAGTGGATGGATCATTGGATCAACGACATCGCACCCCAAAAGATCCGGCCCAAAACGTTGGCGGGGTATCGGACTGTTGTCGATGGCTATATTGTTCCTCTGTTAGGTAAGAAGCGCCTCGACAAACTCACCGCCGAAGACGTCCGCACCCTACACAAGGTCATGCAGAACACGCCCAAGGATCCGGCTCTACGCGGGCAAAAGAACCTGCCGGCCGATACCGTCATGCTGTCCAGCACCTACACGCTACTCGCCCACAACTCGCTCTCAACCGCACTCAAAGTCGCCCACCGCGAAGGCAAAATACCCGTCAACGTCTGCGAGCTTGTGGATAGGCCACGCGCCCGTAAGAGCCTCCAAAAGGCGCTAACCGCAGAGCAAGCCATCAGGCTACTCCAGCACCTTGCAACGAGGCAGGACGGGCCGCTCTGGGCTTGCTATCTTTTGACGGGGGCGCGGCGCGGGGAGATCCTTGGGCTGGAGGCGGATAGGGTCACAGATCAGCTCGACCTCAGTTGGCAGTTGCAGCGCATCACAGACATATCGAAGGCCCCATCTGACTGGGAGTACAGAGAGCTTGGTGGGACTCTATATCTCACGCGTCCTAAGTCGTCGGCAGGCTGGCGTGTTATCCCCCTTGTAGAGCCATTGAAGTCCATCCTGAAGCTACAGATGGGCGACCAGTCCGAGGGCTTGGTCTTCACCCGCGACGGCAAGCCCTGGGACCCTGATCGTGCCACAAAAGAATGGAACAAGCTCTTAGTCGAGGCGGGCCTGCCTACCGACGTGGTACTGCATGGTGCGCGGCATACGGTCGTTGACCTAATGTATGAGGCCGGCGTACATGAGGCCATTACGCAGGAAATCGTCGGCCACAGCGCCATAGCCATGACCCGCAAATACCGATCCAAAGGCAACGCGCCCCAACTCACCGCAGCCATGTCCAGCCTCAGTAGGCTACTCGAACAATGAACAAGGCCCCGCACCCCCCCAGCAATGGAGTGCGGGGCCGGTTTTTTGTTGGCTAGTGGGAGCGCATCCGACGTACCGCCGCCGTAAGCATCTTCAATAGATCCTCGTCCAGAGCCTTGCAGATCGTCTCAACGTCGTTGGCTGAGAACGACTGAACGTTCCGTAACCGCGTAGACACATAGCTCTGAGAGCGACCAATCATCCCCGCGAGCTGCGCGCCACTAACCCGATGGTTCGTCATGGCGTGCCGGATCTCATCGCTAACGGCGCGGGCGAACGCGCCAGGCTTCGGCTCTTTTCCGGCGGGCATGTTGAACATTGTAGGGCTCCTATAAGGTAAGTCCCCCCTTGACCAGCAGTTATACCTTACTTACGTTGATCTAGTCCATATAGAAAGACGGCGCGCCCCAGGATGACACGCGGACATGGTTCATCCACCTAATTTATATGCGCTAGATTAACGGCAAGGTTCCGGAGAAAAGGGACCGCGCCCCCGGGTTGTCGGAGGCGCGGTGTACGGTCAGGAACCGAAACGTTTTCAATTGAATGCTGGGGGCATCCGCGTTGCAGAAGAACTACATCCACATATCGACTATGACCTTGGGCGAGTTGTTCGACTACGCCGAGGCTCTAGGGGTCATGCCGTCTGAGCTTCTGGATGGGCGATTCTGGCTTCGGCGCGACCCATTAGTTCGCGAGGGGTCAGCCCAAATGCTTCGGCTACCGCGAAGAACGTCGGCATAGGCATCGACTTGTGGCCCTTGATGTAGTGGTTCATTGCTGGCCGGCCGACACCTACTGCTTCGGCTAGGTCTTTTTGAGTCATATCGCGTTCCGCTAGTTCAACTTTGATCTGTATGGTGAGCGCCTCTGCTAAACGATCACCGTAGCTAGTATCCATGTGGGCAACTCTAGTTCCAGATTGAACACTTTTTCAATATCGCGAGTACTCGCCTTAGCGCAAGGTTTCCGCAAGATTGGTCGAATACGGTACTTGTAATTATCCGATCAAGTACTTAGAGTACTCATATGAGTACTTCACAGCAGGCCGCTGGGGCCACCGCAGACACCGAGATCGGGAACCGCATCGCCAACGCCCTTATAATCCGGGGCACCAACGTCAAAGCACTCTCAGACGTAACCGGCATCAGCTACCCCACCCTCCGCCGCTCCCTCACCGGGGGCCGCTCCCTCACCATCCGCGAACTAACAAGCATCGCAGACGCCATCAACGTCTCACCCTCCGCACTACTCCCCGACACCATCACCGCACGGAGTGCGGCATGAACCCCGAGGATCGTAAGGCGTACACCATCGCCGACGCCGCAGCAGCCTACGGGGTCAGCCAGGACACGCTACGCCGGGCCATCCGCCGTAACGACCTCGCCGTCAAATACCCCACCAGCAAACCAGTGATCGCCGCCGAAGAACTCGCATCCTGGTTCGCCGCGCTCCCCTCCGAAGCGCCCACCCGCTAGACCCCCCGCCGCAGCCACAGCGCCGGCCACTTTATAGGGAACGCATAAAGCGCCCTAAACCCCAAAAACCCTTCACCATTCCGCTCCGAGGTTCGCCACGGACGAAGAAAGGCTTCTACAGCCATGCCCGAAATCAGTACGACGACCGGATATGAGAAGCGCATCACCGAGTACGCGGCGGTTCACGGCTATGAGATTGGCCGCAGCAAAGCGCAGCGTCTCGCCTTGAAGCTCTGCAAGCGTCAGGCCCGAATGACGGACCTTGACTTGGAGCGGATCTTCACCCATTCCGACCCGACACCCAAGCAAGCGTTCCGCAACATCGAAGACGCCGAAAGGAAAACAGCATGAGCAAGGCAACCCATCCGAAGTGTGGCAAGTCGTTTCCTGGTGGTGATGGTGCGGGGCATTGCGCTACCTGCTGCGAGACGTTCATTGGCCTAGCTGCTTACGACGCGCACCTGTCCCGCGACGAGTCTGGCGCTTACTACCACCTCGACCCCATGACCGCTAAGCCTGAGGCTAAGTGGTGGCGGGATGATCGCGGCTACTGGCACAAGGGCAACCGCCTCACCGCTGAGCAGAAGGAAAAAATGTTCGGCGGTGCGGCATGACTAGGGAATTGCCTACGATCCGCGGCACGCGTCCTGGCGCTGCGCCGGCGGGTTATGTGTTCCGTGAGTACGTGTGGAACGGGACGGTGCAGCCTCCCAAGCGTGGGCCGTCGTTCAAGCCGGTGAAGTTGTGCAGCCTTGACGGGTGCGAGCGGCGGGTCCACGGCCGGGGCATGTGTTCCGCGCATTATCACAAGGCGTTGCGTGGCCTGGAGTTGGAGTTCGATAACCGGCGTAAACCGTTCGACCCGTCAAGGTGCGGCACGTTGGGCGGCTACTCACGGCACCGCAACCATGGCGTGCCGATCTGCCAAGGCTGCCGGGACGCGAAGAACAAGTACGACCGGGAACGCAAAGCCCGCGTGAAGGAGGCCCACAATGCAGCCCGCAGTTCTTGAGGACAGTGAGTGGCCGGCGGATGCGGTCGCAACGATCATCGGGCTAGCCCATTCGCAGGAGGTGTTCACTGCGGATGACCTCGCCCGGGAACTTAGGAAACCGCCGCACCCGAATCATGTTGGGGCGGCTTTCCTTGCGGCGAAGAACCAGGGCCTTATCGAGCCGGTCAGTTACACAACATCGAACAACAGCACACGTAAACACGGCGCACTCCGAACATGGCGCCGCAAACAACAGGGGGTACAGCAATGAGCAAGGAAATCAAGGCAAGGGTTGGGCTACTGTCCACGGCGCCTGCGACTGATGACTATGACACTTTTGGTGTTCCGGAAGGGAAGGTGCTTGTCGGGTTCTACCTGCCTCTCGAACGGCTGGATGACATCCGGTTTTCCCAGGATGTCGTAATTACGGTTCCCGAGGTGAAGTCATGAACGGCATTTACTTCTTGGTGTTCGCAGCGACGGTGTTTGGTGCCGCTTATTACTTGCCGCGGGCTTTCCGGTATGACGCCTGGATCAGGGAGATGGCAAACCTGGACGACGAAGAACTAGAAGCCGTCTTACGGGAATTTCCGGACTACCTGACAGGACCCAAACGATGAGCGCGGAAACGATCTACTGTCCGGCGCTGGTTCGTTCGGCGCGGATGTGGGGTGACCCTGAACCGGCCGAATACTGCGAGAACGAAGTCGAGGATTACGGCGACTATTGCGAGTTGCACGGCTACACGGATGAGGACGCGGCTGATGACGCCCGCGAACACGACAGAGAAGCAAGGATGGGGTACTGAGATGTTGAGGTTTTTGAAGCGTCGCCGGCCACAGTACCGGGTTGCGGACACGCGTCTGGATGTGCGGGATTTGTTGATAGCGCGCTGGCACGGGCTGTCTGAGGCTGAATGGTGCGCGCTCCCGGCCATTGTCAAGGTAGACAAACGTGAAGCCTATTACCGGGCTTGGGGGCTGGGAGCATGAACGTGCATTACGTCACCGTCACCCCCGGCACACTCCATGAGGACGACTGGCGGGACCTCGCAACCGTCAAGTTTGAGTGCCGTGGCAACCGAGACAGTGAATGCCACAAGTACCCGGACTGCGAATGCGAATACTGGGACGACACACACGAACACCCCCGCGTCCCACACGACGAATGCTGGATGCAAGGCTGGTTCGATTCTGACTGCGGGGCTGTTTACGGCGGTGAGGACGCCGAACGCTGGGATGATTCCTGCGTACCGCGGGACATGGACAAGTCTGGGCCGGTCAAGGTGTCTTTCGAGTTGGAGTACGTCTCGTGGGAGTTTGAGTCATGAGCGCCCGTCACGCCCGTAAGTGGACGCTTACTAGGCGCTTGGCTGACCGGTGGTTCCCGCACGTGTTCCCCGGCCAACGCCACATGATCTGGGGGCAACCGTGAACCGGGGACACTGCTTCGGGTTCGCATGGATCGGTCAACCGTTCTACTCCTGCGACAACTGCGGCAACCCGTTTTGGGAACACGCCCACGAGGACAGGTTTCGAAATGGCCGCACCTTCCGTAAGTCAATCAGCCGCGAGATGGCAAACGGGGTCCGTCGTCGTTGGGTTCCGGAGATGTACAAGGCCGGATATGTGCCGCCAATGGAGCGGGAGGCGCAACCGTGAAGCCGCTCCAACTCACCGTGTATCCGCCGTTCGAACATGACTGGCAGATTGACAAGCGCTTCACGGACGCAGAACTAGCCGCCGAGTATTACGCGCAGGACTCAAAGTGCCGTCATGAGCAGTGGATTGAGGCCGTGCGGGGCGATGACGACTATACCGATGAGGAGCGGGCTGCCGCGTCTCGGATGTACGAACGGCTATCCATGCTCCACCGTTTCGCCACTCTCCAGCACTATGACGAGGCCCAGTCGTGAACGCCCGCGCCGCTGCCTTGGCACTCGCCGCTGAGCCGTCTACGGATTCGTTCGGCCTCCCCGCCTGCGACACGCACTTGATCGCCAAGCTACGTGCCATGCCTGAAGACCTCCGCGCCTACATCCTCGTGCCCACCACCACGAGGGACATCAAGCTACCGCTAGAGCAGTAACCACTAAGGGCAAGGGAGCCCAATGGATCATGACCATTTGAAGGAGAACTGGAGCCGCGCCACTAACAGGTATTGCGACTGCCCAGCCTGGCGGTACAACCCGCGTTACCCAAAACCCACCAACCCGAACTGTCAACAACATGGGGGAAACAATGTGCAGGACCAGCGCGCCGAACAGGCGTGACCTATACGAACTCGAACAAACGTTGAAACTTGATCCGCGAGGATCAGCCGAAACCATGCCAGACCCGCAAGGGTCTTTTTTATTGCCCGAAAGGACCCGCGATGAAGACATGCAAGATGGATGACTGCCCCAAGCCCAAATTCGCCCGCGGATGGTGCGCTACGCACTACCACCGGTGGAGGAAGTACGGAAACCCGACTACTACACTCTGGGACCCCCGGTTTAGGTTCAAGGAGCGCACCGCGTCTGACGGCGACTGCCTTGTTTGGACCAACCCGGTAATGGACGGCGAATATCCCCGGTTCAGAGTAGACGGCAGGCAAGTATTAGCGCACCGCTACAGCTACGAAATTCACGTCGGTCCGATACCGGACGGGATGTTTATAGATCACCGATGCCACAACCGAAAGTGCGTGAAGCCGGAGCACCTGCGGCTTGCGACAAACAAACAGAACTTGGAAAACCTTCTGGGCGCGCATTCCAGTAGCAAGTCAGGCGTCAGGGGGGTCTACTACCGTTCAAGCAGCAATAAGTGGTGCGCCCAGGTAGGCCACAACAACAAATCGGTTTTCGTTGGGAACTTCGATTCGCTCGAAGAAGCTGAGGCTGCCGTCGTCGCTAAGCGCAACGAGCTATACACCCACAATGACGCTGACAGGCGTGTGCAGTCATGAAGTCGCCGCGCATCGGCAGCACCGATTGGTTGCAGACACGGGATAACGCCATCGCCGTCTTCAACGGCGGCTATGACGTTGACGGGACCCGCCTCGAAATAGGCAACGCCGAACCTTGGACCGTCATCACCCCTGACGGTGAATGGCACCACTTTTGGACCCACGCCGAAGCACTCGCCTACGCCCTACAGGAAGCAAACAAATGAGCTACAAGCCCGGCATTTACGACGGCATCAGCAGCGCCGACTACCACAAGGACCCCGCGCTTGGGTCAACCAGCTTGAAGACGCTGGCAACCAAGACGCCCGCCCACTACCAGCACGACAAGACGCACCCGAAATTCTCGGACGCCTTCACCCTCGGAACCGCGGCGCACTCGCTGATCTTGGAGCAGGACGTGTCCAACTTCGTCGCCGTCGATGCCGACAACTGGCTAACCAAGGCTGCGAAGGAAGCGAAGGCCGCAGCGCTGGCGGCCGGTCAGCAACCGCTACTCCGCAAGGAAGTTGAGCAGGTCAAATCCATGCGCGATGCCGTCATGGCTCACCCTGTAGCGCGGGAACTGTTCACCGGCCATAAGGCGGAACAGTCGGTCTTCTGGAAGGAAGACGGGCTGACGTTGAAGTGCCGCCCCGATGCGTGGAAGCCCGGCCTATTGGTGGATCTCAAGACGACGGTGGATGCCAACCCGGCAACCTTTGGCAAGACTGCCTACAACTTCGGCTACCACCAGTCAGCCGCGCATTACATCGACGGCGTCAAAGCAGCAACCGGCGAAGAACTGCCCTTCCTGTTTGTGCTGGTTGAGAAAACCGCGCCCTACCTTGTGTCGGTGGTGGAGCTCGACTGGGAAGCCATCGACTACGGCCGGCAGCTAAACGACCGGGCGAAACGGATCTTCCGGGAATGCGTCACCACGAACAACTGGCCCGGCTACCCGGCTGTTGAGCCCATCGAACTACCCAACTACGCCGTCTACGAGATGGACGAACTACTCGGAAACACGGAGGTCACCCTGTGAAAATCACGGCAGAACCACGCTCGGACCAATGGAACGCAGACGACTTCCTAGGTGGTGCCCGGACGTTCACCATCGCCGGCGTCAAGGAAGGCGCCGCCGAACAGAAGTACGACATCGCACTGGAAGGTGAGGCCCGTGCGTGGCGCCCACCGTTGACCATGATTCGAGTCCTGTTGAAGGCATGGGGTGATGAGTCTGACGAATGGGCGGGGCGGCGAGTAACGCTCTACCAGGACCCAAACGTTCGATTCGGCAGGGACACTGTCGGCGGGATCCGAATCTCGCACCTCTCCCACATCGGAGACAAGCCGCTGAACGTCAAGGTCACCACCACCCGCGGCAAACGCGAAACCGTCACCGTGCAGCCCCTCAAGGAAGCACCCAAGCCCGCACCGCAACCGGCCCGTGACTTCCTGGCTGAGGCTGAGCAGGCGAACGGTGACCCGGACCTGTTACGCGCACTCTGGAAAGCCGCAAAATCCGCCGGCGAACCACAAGCACACCTCGACACCATCCAATCAATGGCCGCACCCGCGACCGAACCCACAGAAGAAGAGAGTAAGTAAACATGGCACAGACCGCTTTTCACGGCAATATCGGCAAGGTCAAAGAACCCGCGTTCAGCAACGAGGGGCAGTGCCGGCTCAGCTTCACCGTCGCCGAGGGACACTCCCGGTTCGACAAGCAGTCCAAGGAATGGAAAGACACTGGGACTACTTGGCGGCGTGTGACCGTCTTCGGCAAGCGCGCCGAAACGTTGGCTGATGTTCTCCGCGAAGGGGCTAAGCAGCAGGTTGTTGTTATCGGCCGCGAAGAAACCCGCGAATGGACCAACGACGACGGCACCACCGGGTCCGGGATCGAGGTTGTCGCTGACATCGTCGGGCTGATCCCGTCCGCCAAGCAGGCCAACAACAGCGGCGGCGGTAACTGGGGCGGCAACAAGCAGGCCAGCGCCGACACCTGGGGAACCGGTGGCGCCGAGACCGAGCCTCCGTTCTAGCCATGGCGTCTCCGTTTACGTTCCGCACGAAGCCGACCGGGCCGCACGCGAACTTCACCACCGATTGTGACCGTTGCGGACACGAACTGACTATCAGTAACGGCAAAGTCGAGCCGCACTTTTGCCGGCAGCAGCTCACCGTATGGGCCACGCACGAGGAAGTAGCCGAGGGGCAAGAGTTCCAACGCGCCACACTCGCCCGCCTCGAAGCCGCACTCGACAACCGATAACCAAACCCTCGAAGGGCGGTCCAACACGGGCCGCCCTTCCCCGTGTCCCAAGGAGCCACCTTGAAAGAAATAACAATCACCTGCGAGTGGCGGTCAACGCATGTCGTGGAAGTTCCCGATGACTTTGAAGTGCCTGCTCGTCTTGATGGTTTCCCCGAAGACGTGCTGGAGGAACTGACGAGCGACACGGCGGAACTGGTCGATTGGTCGTGACCTCGTGCCGCCGTGGTTGTTGCCTGACTGGCCTTGGCGTGTGTTACCGCCAACGCGCCTGCCCGTGCCACACCCTGGACACGCCCCGCATCGAACCACGCGGCAGTGACGCACGCCCCTACCGCAACCCAACCCAAGACCAGGCCATCCGAAACATCGAACAACAACGCAAGAAAAGGAAACGATGACATACACATACGGTCAGTCCGCCCAGAAGCCCCGCGTTGTTGCGATGACCGCCGACCAAGTCCGGGCCGAGATGGAAAACCTCAACCGTCTAAAAGCCGCGATCCTCGCAGAGTCCGCAGCGAAAGCCAAAGAGTTGGAGCGGATCCGGGCCGCACGCAAACGCCTGCAACCTGTCGCCACGTACAAGCCGACACCCGAAGCCCTCGCGTACCGGGAGCAGTACGGCCACATCATCGCAGCCCAGCCCGCACCCATGCACGGCGGGTTACGCGGCCTGCGCATGGCCGCAGCCGAAGCAGCAGCCCACGACGCACGCAAAAACGGGCGCGTCGCATGAACAACAACTAAAACGAAGGGAGGCTCTAAGTGGCCTGGTTCAAAGTCGATGACGGGTTCCACGCGTCGAGGAAGCTGCTGAAGATCGGCAAACGCGCACGGTTCGCCGCTATCGGCCTATGGACCGTAGCCGGTTCTTGGGCCGCCGATCAACTCACAGACGGGCACGTCCCCGATTACATGATTCGGGAGTGGGGCGCACCCCCGACAGCGCCCGAAAGTCTCGTAGACGCGGGACTTTGGGAGCGCACGCACGACGGATATACGTTCCGTAACTGGCACGAGTACCAGCCGAGCAAGCAAGACGTAGATGCCGAACGCGCCGCGAGTAGAGAACGAATGCGCGAGTTACGAGCCAAACGTAAACAGCCAAAACCCCTAGAACAAGCGGAAGTAGGGGAGGTGTTCGGGCGAACGGTCCCGAACGGTTCGGAAAGTGTTCGTAACCCCGACCCGACCCATCCCGACCCGACCCGACCCGACCCTAATAAAGAAGAAGAGGCTGGCGCCTCTTCTTCGCCCCGCAAGCGGGGCTCACGACTCAACGAAGACTTCACCGTCACACCGGAAATGAAGCTCTGGGCAGCCCAAAAAGCACCGGGCGTAGACCTCATGACCGAGACAGAGAAGTTCATCAACTACTGGGTGGCAAAGACCGGCAGGGACGCAACCAAACTCGACTGGCCCGCCACATGGCGCAACTGGATACTCAACGCCAAACCCGCCAACACCCGGCCTGACCATTCCGCCCGCGGCCTCGCTAAAGGCATGGCCCTACTCCAGGCGTACGACGCCAAACACAACGAACCCGAACTCTTCGAACTGGAGGCATGAGTGAGAATCCCAACCGCACTACCCCCGCTAGGGCACCCTGACCGTTTGCCCGGCGCGATGGTCGAGTCCGTGACCGAATATGACTGGGCGGACCTGCCTGACTACCTGAAGGACATCATGCGAAATGCGTGCCGCGAGTTCGTGCTGTGGGCGGATACCGAACAAAGCCCACTAGTTGGCGAGCTTGCTAACGAACTGGAGGCCTGATGGATCACAAGCAAACAATCGCGATGCTGACCTGGATCAACCAGGTGGATCCTCGCGTGATGCTGAACGAGGCGTCGGTGGACGTGTGGGCGTATGCGATGTCCAACATTCCAGGCGATGTCGCTAAGCAGGCCGTGTTGGAGCACTACAAAGCCAACGAGGCCATAGCCGCGAGTCCGGGCGCGATCAGTAAACGAGCCCAGAACATCAAGAACAGCCGGGAAGCGAAACAAAACGCCCTCGAACCCCCCGCTAGGCCGTTCAAGCACCCGATGTCATGGCGTGCCCGGAACCCCGAGGAATGGGACCGGCTATTCGAACAAGGCAGGCAGGAGCGCCGGGCCGACCTTGAAGCAAGGGGGCTGCTGTGAAGATACCGAAGCAACCGCACTATAACGCCCGGTGGAAACTGGACCACGACCCGGAGCAGCGTCCGTTGGGTTGTAACGGCCGCTACGGGGGCAGTGGCAGGAAGATGCATTTCCGCAACGGCACACCCACCTGCGACCGGTGCAAAGCCAGTAACGCGCACTACCAACGCGAACACCGCCGCGGACAACCCAACCCCCGACCCAAACCCCAACCATGCGGAACCATGGCAGCCGCACACCGACACCGCGAAGCTGGCGAAAAACCCTGCCTCGACTGCTACACCGCCGAAGCCAAATACCACGCCGACCTACGAGCCAAAAAACGAGCCGCCCACAAAGCGGCATTGAACTTTAAGGGGACATTGTGAAACCGAAGCTTTTGGATTTGTTCTGCGGCGCTGGTGGTGCAGGCCGCGGCTACATGGACGCCGGGTTCGACGTCACCGGGATCGACATCGAACCGCAACCCGACTACCCCGGCACATTCATCCAAGCCGACGCAATATCGTTCCTGGCTGCTCACGGCCACGAATACGACGCCATCCACGCAAGCCCACCCTGCCAGGCGTCCTCAGCACTCACCAAAGGCACCAACAAAGGCCGGGAGTACCTGAACCTCATCCCAGCCACTCGCGCCCTCCTAGCCCTCCACCAGGTCCCCACAGTGATCGAGAACGTCCAAGGCTCAGACCTCCGCCGCGACATGACACTCTGCGGCGAAATGTTCGGCCTCGCAGTCATCCGACACCGGTACTTCGAGTGCTCCGGGTTCACTCCCCTACCGATACCCCACAAGCCGCACCGCGGAAGGGTGGCAGGCTGGCGGCACGGCGAATGGTTCGACGGGCCATACTTCGCCGTCTACGGAGAAGGCGGCGGCAAAGGCTCTGTTGCTCAGTGGCAGGAAGCGATGGGCATGCACTGGACCAACAACCGCAAATCCATAGCCGAGGCAATCCCACCGGCCTACACGCGATTCATCGGCGGGCAAGTCATGGGGCGCCTTAAATCCCAGGCGTACATCGAACAACTGAAGGAGATCGCAGCGTGAACAGTGAACTGGAGGACATCAAAGACCGGCTCGCCGCAGCAACACCCGGGCCATGGGAACTCATCGGGGGCGGCGAGTGGATCAGCCCCATCGGCATCCCAGTAGCTCCTGACGATGGCGGTGTAGGGCCGCAAGACGCCGAGTTCATCGCCCACGCACCCACTGACATCGCCCGCCTACTCGCCACCCTCGGCAATTGTGACTGCAAACGGAAGGGCGCACTATGACCCGCAACCGAGCCAGCGCGAAGAAGGCGGGCAGCACGTTTGAGCGGTCCACAGCGGACTACCTAGCTGCCGCGACTAACGATGACCGCATTGACCGACGGGTGAAGAACGGCGCGAAGGACCGCGGGGACATTGGAGGGGTTCGGCACATGGGTGGACGGATCGTCATCGAATGCAAGGACTACGGCGGCAGGCTCCTACCCGGACCATGGCTGAACGAGGCCGAAACCGAGAGGGGCAACGACGACGCCCTGTGTGGCCTTGTGATCGCCAAACGACGCGGCACCACGGACCCGGCCCAACAATTCGTTCTGATGTCCATGGGTGACCTTGCCGCCCTCCTGACCGGCAACCGCGACCACATCAACCAGGAGCCCCAATGACCGGCCGTGTCCGCATCATCATCACAGCGAGGCTGAAACCCGGGAAAGCTGACCGGCTCCACGACGAACTCTGGGCAGTCATCCGAAAACACACCAAAAAACGCGGGCGCATGGTACGCAGCGAATACAACCAGGAGGACAAGTGAGCTTGAAGGACAACGTCCAGGTGCTAACCCGTGAACACTGGACCGTAGCCGACGACGGGAAACTCGTAAACAAGCCGCCGCTACTGGCCGAACTGCGGGCTGCTTGCACCTCAGACTTCGCCGTTGGGCGCGGCGGTTCAGGTGGGGCCGGGATGGTTGTCAACTCGAAGGCCGTGAAGATCGAGAACGACATCAAAGCCCAAGCCCTCAACGAACACTTCGAAATGACCGGCAAAGAGTACCGCGGGAACCTCGCGGAACTCATCACCCTGTTCGGCATGATCGAAGACCCGCAATGGGAGGGTTACCTCGAACGCATAACCCTCGACTGGATCACCGACATCCGGACCATACTCGAAGCCAAACGCCCACCATGGCGCCCATCAATCCCCTGCCCCGCCTGCGGACAAAGATTCTACGGACCGGAACGCGAACCCTGCATGGCCGTCCACTACTGGGACCACGAGGCGGACACCATCGCCAAACCCGGAACATGGACAGCGAACTGCGACAACTGCGGCGCCGAATGGAACGGCGACAACCTCAAATGGCTCCGCGCAACAACCGACACGCCCGCAAAGGATGTGGCACAAGTGAGTTAAGTGGTGATAGTGTTCTCTTGATGGGGCTACAAGTCTCACAAAAACCAGGACCGAGCCGAAGCAGGCCGGTCCTTTTCTGTGCCCCGATTACGGGCACGGGCTGAATGGTTTGGCAGCGTACCCCCAGCGCTGCCGCGGTGTTCGATCCACCGCCAGCCCACTGAGCCCACCGGCCGCTGGTCAAGTCACACACACGGACACAGCAGCGCGAGCCGGGAAGCTCACCACCCCCGACGCATGGGAGGCTCACGATGGATGCTTGCCCAGCCTGCACCGCATCCATGCGCGACGGCGACCTGCACTGCGACAACGAAGACTGCATCTGGTTCCGCTGCGGCAAATGCAAAGCCACCATCGACGTCGAACACGGAACCTACTGGACCGCAACAGTCTGGGGCAACAGTGAGGGATACCTGAAGGCGGATGGCTAGAGCGCGACGCATCTGCGCTAAGCCTGGTTGTCCAAGCGTTGCCACTTCCTCCTTCTGCCCAACGCATCAGGCCGAGGCTGAGAAGAAGCGCGGCAATGCCAACGCACGCGGGTACGGATACCAGCATCAGAAGATGAGGGCCGGCATCGTCAAGCGCATCGAAGCTGGCGAGACAGTCCGCTGCGTAGACTGCCGCACACCATTGACTGCTGCGAGCCTGGACCTTGGACACACGGACGACAGGCGAGGGTATAAGGGTGCACAGTGCTCGACCTGCAACCGCTCCGACGGTGGACGACGCGCACACCTCTGACGGGCAGCACAAAGGGCAGTACAGACCTACCGGGGGGCACCCAGGCCGACCCAACCCCAGACCGCCGGTGAGGTGAGCCGGTGGTGCGGGGGGTTCAGACATTTGAGGTTTCAACCATTGGGAGGCTGCTATGACTCGTGGTGGTTCTCGTAATAGGTCTGGTCCTCAGAAGGATCCGAACTCGTTGACTTCGGCGGCTCAGGGTGTTGTGTTCCATGCTCTGCCTGCGGGCGGCTATCGGGGGGACGTTCCGGACTTCCCGCTGCCAGAGATGACCAGCCGCGAGGCAGAGGTTTGGGAAGAGTTGTGGCGCACTCCGCAGGCTGCGGCTTGGTCCGTTGAGTCTTGGCGGTGGCGTGTTGTTGCTATGTATGTTCGTTGGTCAGTGCGGATGGAAGACTCTGAGGCTAACGCCGCGCTGGTTTCCCAGGTTATCCGCCTGGGTGATCAGATCGGGATGACTCCCGCAGGGTTGAAGGAGAACGGCTGGCAGATTGCTGCCGGCGATACCCCGGAGAAGGCCACTGGCGCGGCTGGTAAGCCTAAGAGTTCTTCCCGTGCCCGTCTAAAGGTTGTGGGGAATGACGGATGATTTCACGATTGCGTTTCCTGCTGGGCAGACTCTAGGGTTTCTCGGCGCGGATTGGATTGAGGCTCACTGTAGCGTGCCCGATGGCTACGATAAGGGGCGCCCGTTCATCCCGAGTGATTGGCAGTTGCAGATCATCGCCAATCACTACCGGGTGAAAGCGTCCACTAAGTGGGTTCCTGAGCGTCCTGTGTTGGCTCCTGCGTTCACTTACCGGCGTTCGCAGGTTGTCGCCCCGCAGAAGACCGGTAAGGGGCCTCTTGCGGCTGCTGTTACGTGCCTGGAGGCTGTCGGGCCAGTCGTGTTCGGCGGCTGGGCTGAGGGTGGCGAGGTTTACGACTGCCGGAATCATGGCTGCGGCTGCGGGTTCATCTACGAGTATGAGCCCGGCGACGCGATGGGGATCCCGCGGAAGACTTCGCTGATTCAGCTTGTGGCGACCTCGGAAGAACAGGTGGATAACGTGTACCGGCCGTTGCAGTCGATGGTTCGCAGCGGGCCGTTGGACGAGATCATGAAGACCGGCGAACAGTTTGTGAGGCTTCCTGAGAACGGGAAGATTGAGGCGGTCACGTCTTCGGCCATGTCTCGCCTTGGTAACCCGATCAACTTTGCGAACATGGACGAGTCCGGCATCTACACGGTGCAGAACAAGATGGTCCGTGTGGCTCAGACTATGCGGCGTGGTCTTGCTGGAATGGGTGGCCGTTCGATTGAGTGGACGAACCCGTGGGATCCCGCCGAGAACTCGACGGCGCAGCAAACTTACGAATCCAAGGCGCAGGATATTTACCGGTTTTACCGGAAGCCGCCGGCGGACCTCAGCTATAAGAACAAGGCTGAGCGTCACAAGATCCACAAGTATGTTTACGCGGGCTCGCCGTGGGTGGATTTGGCGGCGATTGAGGCTGAGGCTGCGGAGTTGATGGAGACGGATCCGGCGCAGGCTGAACGTTTTTACGGGAACCGTATTGTGCATGGTCTTGGTGCTTGGTTGCGTGATGGTCTTTGGGATGGTGCGTATGCCGGAAATGTTGTGGCTGCCGAATCCTGACGACGGGACCGCGATTGCTGTTGGTTTCGACGGTTCGGAAAACAACGACTGGTCTGCGATTCAGTGCGAAACGATCGACGGTTTTAGCTTCACTCCGCGCTATGGACCGGATCGGCGCCCCGCTGTCTGGAATCCCGCGGAGTGGGGCGGCTACATCCCACGCGGCGAAGTACATGCTGCCGTGGATGAGATTTTCGAGCGATACACGGTGTCCCGGTTCTATGCCGACCCGCACGATTGGTATTCGGAGATTGGGGACTGGTCGTTGAAGTACGGCGAGGAACACGTTTTCGAGTGGCCAACGAACCAGGTTGGCCGGATGTACCCGGAGATCCGCCGGTTCGAGGTGGATTTGGCGCAGGGCCGCATCAAGCATGACGGCTGCCCGATCGCTACGGTTCACGCGGCGAACGCTAAGAAGATCGCCAAACCGGGGCAAAAGTACGTGCTGGGTAAGCCGGCTGACCATCAAAAGATCGACGCGATTATGGCGAAGATCCTTGCGCATACTGCTGCGGCTGACGCTCACGAGGCCGGGTGGGGCGCGGTGACGGATAACCGCATGTTTGTTTTCTAACGGAAGGGGTGCGCTGTGGCGTTGAGCCTGGAAGATACCCAGCTTGTGGCGGCTTTGGCGGCGCAGGCGTCGGCGCATTCCCGTGACGATAAGCGGAACGACGCCTACTATGAGGGCGCCCAGCGTTTGGAGCATATCGGACTGGCTGTTCCTCCTGAGTTGCGGCGGTTTGAGACGGTTGTTAACTGGTCGCGGACGGCTGTTGATTCGGTGGGTGACCGGTTGAAGATGCGCCGGTTCTACCTTCCGGGTGAGGAGCGGGCGTCCGAGGCGCTGCGTGAGGGTTGGGACGCGAACAACCTTGACTCTGAGTCGGTGATTCACCACCAGGAGACGATGATCCTTGGCCGCGGGTTCGTGACTGTGGGGACGAACGAGGAAGACGCTGACCACCCGCTGATTACGGTGGAGTCGCCGCGGGAGTTGTCGGTGAGTGTTGACCGCCGGCACCGTCGCATCAACGCCGGACTGCGGTTGTATGGGCAGTCTCCGGATGATTTGCGGCCGAACCTTGGCACCCTGTACCTGCCTGACTCTACGTCGTGGATGGAGCGGCAGAGTAACGGTAAGTGGGTTGTGGTGGACCGTGATGACCACCGGCTCGGGCGTGTGCCGATTGTGATGTTCCTGAACCGGCGCCGTGTTGGTCGGTGGACTGGTGTTTCGGAGATGCAGGACGTTATTCCGCTGGTGGATGCTGCTGCACGGTCGCTGACTAACCTACAGATCGCCGCGGAGACTCACTCGGTCCCGCAGAAGTACGTTCTTGGCATGTCCAAGGGTGACTTTGTGGACAAGGACGGTAACCCGATCCCGGCGTGGCAGGCGTATTTCTCTGCTATTTGGGCGAACGCGAACAAGGACGCGAAGGTTGGGCAGTTCACGGCGTCTGATTTGAAGAATTTCCATGACACGGTGAACCATTATGCGCAGCTCGCGTCTTCGGTTACGGGCCTGCCTACCCGCTATTTCGGTCAGACTTCGGTGAATCCTGCGGCTGAGGGCGCTATCCGGGCTGATGAGTCGCGGCTAATCCTGAACGCTGAGCGGAAGCAGGCGAGTTTTGGTGACGGTTGGGGCTGGGTTATGGCCCTGTATGAGCGTTTCCGCACAGGCGATTGGCCTGACGGCAACCGGATCAGCACCGAATGGTACGACGCGGGCACCCCGACGAAGGCGCAGACGGCTGACGCGATGTCGAAGTCTTACGCGAACGGGCAGGGTTTCCTGTCTCGTGAGGGTGTTTGGGACGAGCTGGACTGGTCTGAGGCCCGTAAGGATCGGGAGCGGGAGTATTTCGCCCGTGAAGCCCAGGACCCGTATCTTGCACGGCTAGACGCGAAGGATGCTGATGGCGCTGCAAACGGTACCGGAGACGGCGCAGGCGTACTCGACGGAGCAGCGGTCTGAGATTCAGGCGGCACTCGCGGCGGTGGCTCGTCTTTGGCGGCGCGTGGGCGGCGATTTTGACGCCTCTTACGCCCGTGTTGAGCCTTCCATCCTGCGGGTGTTGTTTTCGGCGCAGGAGGCGGTTGCTGATGGGGCGTTGGCGTATGTGCCGGATGTCCTCGCGGAGGTTGGCGGGGATGTTGGTGCTCCGTTGTATGAGTCCGCTGCTTCACGGTTCGTTGGTGTCGCTGGTGATGGTTTGCCGGTCGCGTCGATGGCGTATGGGGCGGTGATTCAGGCGAAGCAGGCTGTAGCGGCGGGGTTGTCTCCTGGTGTTGCGCTTGCTCGTGGGGGCAACTTCCTGTCGCTGGCTTCGGGGACGATGCTGAGTGATACGGGCCGGGCGGCTGAGAAGGTCGCCGGTGGTGCGCTCGGTGTTCGTACCTGGACGCGGATGTTGAACCCGCCGTCGTGCGGTCGGTGCGTGATCCTCGCCGGAAAGACTTCGCGCCAGTCGGAGGCGTTCAACCGTCACCCTGGCTGCGATTGCCGCAACGTGCCATCCACGGAGGACACGGGCGACGACGCGACGACGGATCCGAAAGCGTACCTCGATAGCTTGTCTGAGGCTGAGCAGGACCGGGTTCTAGGCTCCAAGGCTAATGGGCAGGCGTTCCGTGACGGGGCCGACATGAACCAGCTAATCAACGCCTACCGTAAAGCGGGCGCTGTACGGCCGGGACAGATTCACGGGCAGGCGATCAAGTACACCCGCGAAGGGACTACGCGCCGCGGTCACGCTTACTGGCAGATGTCGCAGGCCCAGTACATCAAGGATCAGTCCGTGTTCAAGGACGGCTCGAAATACTACCGGCTGAAGTCCCCGCGTTTGATGCCGGAAACCATCTATCAGATTGCCAAGGATCAGGCGGACGCTAAGCGGCTGCTGAAACTTTACGGCTGGGTCGTCTAGGCCCCCTACATTCTCCCCCTATGCGCGACGCTCCGGGGGTTTTTCTATCCGCGATGGAGGAACCAATATGTCTGACCCAATCAACCCCACGGATCCGGCGGCTCAGGGCGAACCTGAAGCGCTTGGGGATGGCGGGAAGAAAGCACTTGACGCTGAACGTGCCGCACGGCGTGCCGCTGAGAAGCGTGCCGACGCTGCGGAGGGGCGGGTGACTGAACTTGAGAACCAGGTAAGCACCCTTGAAGCCTCGCATCAGCAGGCCCTTGACGAGGTGACCGCATCCGCTACGGAGGCACGCACGGAGGCCGAAAAAGCCGCCGCTGACGTCCTCCGCTACCGGGTCGCGCTCGAAACCGGTGTGCCGGCTAAGCACATCGGACGGCTCCAAGGAGCCACAGAGGAAGAGTTGCGTGCAGACGCGGCCTCTTTCGTCGCTGACATTGTGCCGGGAAAGACAACCCCGAAGCCCGACCTGTCCCAAGGACCGCAGGGTGCCGACGCTACACAGTCAACCGCGGATCAATTCGCCGCGCAGTTGGCTGACTTCTAAAACTACTTTCCTCTGAAAGGGGATCATCATGGCTGGCATTGATGTCAACCGCACTACCTCCGGGATCACTCTGACTCCTGAGCAGTCCGCCGAGATCTGGTCTGCTGCCGAGTACTCTTCGGCTGTCATGCAACTCGCGCAGAAGATCGACCTGCCCGGTTCCGGCGTTTCCGTTCCGATCATCACGGGCGAGCCTGAGGCTGAGTGGGTCGCTGAAACCGCTGAGAAGCCGGTTTCCCGCCCGACGTTCGACAACAAGCTGATGACGCCTTACACCGCGGCTGTCATTGTCCCGTTCTCGAACCAGTTCAAGCGCGACAAGGCTGCCCTGTACAACGAGGTTGTCCGCAAGCTTCCGCAGGCTCTTGCCCGCAAGTTCGATGAAACCGTGTTTGGTCTCGCTGCCGGCGCTCCGGGCTCCAACTTTGACACCCTCGGCGGCGCTACCGCTGTCGGCATCGCTGGTGACACCTACGCTGGCCTTGTGGCTGCTGACCAGGCCGTCGCTACCGGCGGTGGCCTGCTGAACGGTTGGGCTCTGTCTCCGCAGGCTCGCGGCCTTCTGCTCGGCGCCACCGACACTACGGGCCGTCCTCTGTTCACCAGCGGCGTTGGTTCCGACGCTGTCCCCGCCCTGCTGGGCGCCCCGGTCGCGCTGACTCGTGGCGTGTACGCTGCTGACGCTGACGGCGCCGGCGCGGGCACTGCTGCCCGTCTGGGCTTCGCTGGCGACTGGACCTCCGCTCACTACGGTGTTGTTGAGGACATCCAGCTGTCCATCTCGGATCAGGCGACCATCAACGACGGCGGCACTCAGCTCAACCTGTGGCAGCGCAACATGTTCGCTGTTCGCGTCGAGTTCGAGGTCGGTTTCCGTGTCCGCGATATCGCGCACTTCGCCCAGCTCACCAACGCAACCCAGGCGTAGCCCGTGGCTAAGCTGACGGCCCCGAACTCTACCGCTGTCATTGACGTGCCGGATGAGCTTGTGGAGCGTTACACGGCTGCTGGTTGGGTGGCTGAGAAGCCGAAGACCACGCGGTCTGCTGCTAAGCGCGACGAAAAGTAAGGGAAGGGTGCGGTTATGACTTATGCGACTGTGGCTGATGTCGAGGTGCGCTATGGCCGCACCCTCTCCCCCACTGAGACGGCTCAGGTTGAGGCTTGGATCGATGACCTTGTGTCGGAGATTGACGAGCGGATCCCTAACCTGCATGACCTGGTAGCCCTAGGCAGGCCGACGTTCAACACTGTGCGCCGGGTTGTTTGTGCCGCGGTTATCCGGAAGTTGCAGAACCCTGAGGGGTTGCGGACGACGACGGTTGCGATTGATGACTATTCCACGACTAAGACTGTGGATTCCTCGAATAGTGCGGGGTTCCTTGGTCTGACGGATGAGGAATGGTCGTTGCTGCTGCCGGGTTCGACGGGTGACGCGTTCACGATCAACACGGCCCCTGTCGTGTCGTATGGGCAGTGGGTTACGCCGGATACGTGGGTGCCGCTGTGAGCGCCGTAGACGCCCTGCTGGAAGGTAGGCGGGCTGCTGAGTCGCTGATGGTGGATTCCTGTCGGATTACGTCCCCTGGCGTGGTGGTGACGGACCCTGAGACGGGCGAGGTTACCAACGAGCGGGTGACGGTGTACGAGGGCAAGTGTAAGGTGCAGTCGCGGGAGGGTGCGGCTACTAATCCTGAGGCTGGGGAGCATTCCTTCACCGTCGTCAGCCGTCAGGTTCATATCCCGGTGAACGCGGCGGATGTGCGCGACGGGTTCGAGGTGGAGATCACGGCCTCGCTGCTCAATTCGTTCACGGTGGGCAAGGTTTACCGTGTTGAAGGTTTCACTCCGGACTCGTTTGACACGGCGTTCCGGTTGCCTGTTGTGGAGATAACCGGATGAGCGCGGACACGTCAGAGTTGGATGCGCTGGCTGCGTCGTTTCGTAGAATCCCGGCGGCGATGCTCCCGAAGGTCAAGGGTGTTGTTGCTAAGTCTGCGGTGAACACGAAGAACATCATGCGTAAGGACGCTTCCCGTTCGCGGCACTTCAAGCAGTTGGCGCGAACGATCAACTACGACATCAAAGAACACGGGTTCGGCGGTGACGGGGTGATTGAGGCTGAGATCGGCCCTACTGGTGGCGGGTCCGCTTCCTTGGCTGGTATCGCGTATTTCGGTACGTCGAAGCCTGGTGGTGGGACGGTTCGTAACCCGGAGGATGCGATGTTGGAGGAGGCCCCGAACTTTTACGAGTTCGCGTTTCGTGCGACTGAGGGGCTGCTGTGATCAAAGAGCATTATGACGCGGTGAAGGCCCTGTTGCCGTCTACGGTGCGTGTTTACATGTGGAACGTTCCTGACGCCCCTAGCTACCCGTATGTGGTGCTGTGGGGTGACCTTGGGGACGAGTCGAGCGGCGGGCCTGACGGCGACTCATTGGAAGACGTACCTGATGTGTTGTCGTTGCGGATCCGGGCGACGTATGCGGGGCTGACGGGTGATTCGGTCCTGATTCATTGCCGGAATGTCCGCGCCGCCCTGAACCGTAAACGCCCGGTCGTGGCTGGCTGGCACACGTCGGAGCTGCGGCAGACGTCCCTCATGGATGTCCAAGTTGACCGGGACGTGACCATCACAGGCACAGGCGCTCACCCACTGTACGCCGTGGACGAGTTCGCACTCGTCTCAAACAAACTCTAGGAAGGGTAGCCCGATGACTGAGTTTATCGACGCTTATTCGAAGACGACCGGCGCTAAACAGGTGGTCCCGGCTTCGTGGCTGGACCGCAAGGACGCGCCGTTCAACGACCTTACAAAGACTCCGAGTCAGAAGGCTCGGGAGGCGGCGAAAGCCGATACCACTGAAGCCGGTTCCGCCGGCACGAAGGAGGCCTAAATGGCTCGCGTTCTTGCCGACGGCAAAACGAAGTTCACGATCCTTACGACCGCCCCGGTGAACCCGGCAGCCCCCACGGCTACGGAACTCAACGCGGGCATTGACCTTTCTTGCGACATCCTGTCCAGCGACTTCACCTGGGGTGCTACGGACTCGGACAAGATCGCCGAGAAGGCGCTGTGCGACGAGGGCAACGCCAACGCTATCGGTGCCAGCAACTACACCGCTGGCCTGACCCTGTGGCGGAAGTTCCTGACCGCCGGCGGGTTCGATGACGTCAACGAAACCGGCTGGGCGGCGCTGAAGGAAAAGGGCGCCACCGTTTACGGTTACGCCCGCCAGTCCGACAAAGAAGCAACCGCCGACTGGGCTGCCGGTGACGAGATCTACCTTGGCGCCGAGTTCATCACGGACACCCCGCAGCGCACGGACGGCACGGGCTTCATCAAGTACCGCATTCCTGCTGAGGTGCAGCGCGGCTACCCGTTCATTGAGGTAGCGGCAGGCGCCTAGTGATACCGGTTGGCGGCGCGTATTAGGCTCCGCGCCGCCAACCTCCATCCCCAACCATGAGCCTTATACCCACAATCAATGGAGCCTAAACCCATGACAACCCCCCAAGATTTTGACTTTGATGCCTGGTTGGAGGGCGCTGACCGCCCCGAGCGTGCCGTGACCGTGTACCAGAAGGCCAGCCTGATCGCTGACCTTGACACGCTGGAGGCTAAAATCCTTGCCGCTGATGATGAGGAAGACGCGGACGGGCCGAGCATGGCCGGTGGTCCCGCGAAACTCCGGGCCGAATACCAGAAGTTAGCGCAGCAGTTCCATGATTCTGCGCTGACTATCCGGGTGCAGGGGCATAGCGACGAGGAGAAGCGAGAGTTCCTGACTGACCAGCCGGAAGGCGTGGTGTACCGGGTGCTTGCGGACGCGATCACGGCCCCGAAGGTCACCGCGGATCAGGTGAAGCGCCTGGAGAAGAAGCTAGGCCCGGCACAGTTCGGCCTTATCTTGCAGGCATACCAGAAGGCGTCCACTGAGATTCCATCTGTGAGCGCTGATTTTTTGCCGAAGCCCTCTACACGGGGCGATGGTGGCGAGTAGTTGCAGCGCTGAAGACTGCTGAGCGGTTCCAGCGTCCGCCGTCGTCCTACCTTGGGCCGCTGCCTGAGTCGAAGGACAGGCTCCTAGAGTTTGCTTACACGCTGTATGTCGAGGGCATGTGTGAGTGTGGGCGCCCGAAGTTTGAGTGCCGGCACCCGGATAACGCGGGCTTGTACGAGGTCGCGGACACAACCTGCTATGCGCGGGCCGCTGTGGAGGAACACACCGGCCAAAAGGGCTTCAAAGCCGAGCCGGGTCAGACGTTCTACGCCGTCGAGATTGACGAAGAACTAATCACGCGCAGGGCGTTTGGCGATCAGGTAGGAAGCGCCGATAAGCAGGGCGCCGACGATTAGCATTCCCCACGACAGCGGGGCCCCTGATTTGCCGGACATGAAAGACGGCAGGAGCAGGAACGCGCCGAGACAGGCAACGATTACCCCCGCGATTTTCAGCATGAATGCGTAGTCGCGCTTCTTGTTTACCCCAGTTTGAGTCATTGGCCTATTTTGCCATGCCTTCCCCGTTTCTAAAACCCTTGGAGGAACTATGGCGGACCGCCGTGTAAAGGTGATCTTCTCGGCGGAAATCGCCGGATTCCGTAAGGCTATGGAGGAAGCGGCTCAGTCTACGCAGAAGACGAAGAAGGCCTCTGAGGATTCTTCTAAGGCCGCGGACACTTACCTTGGCAAGCTGGTGAAGTCGGCTAACGAGAACCGCGAGGCGTGGGATACGGCTGGCACGTCGATGCTGGGCTTCGGTACGGCGGCTGTCGGCGGGTTGGGGCTCGCCGCCAAAGCCGCGATGGATTGGGAATCCGCATGGGCGGGCGTGACCAAGACAGTTGATGGTTCTCCTGAGCAGATGGCGGCGCTGGAGGGTGAGCTTCGGAACCTGGCTAAGACGCTGCCTTCTACTCATGAGGAGATCGCTGGGGTTGCTGAGGCTGCGGGTCAGCTAGGCGTGAAGCGTGAGGACGTTACCGGGTTTACTCGGACGATGATTGACCTCGGCGAGACTACAAACCTCACGGCTGAGGACGCGGCTACGGCAATCGCGCAGATCAGCAACGTCATGGGCACGATGGAGCGCGAAGGGTCCAAAGGTGTTGAAAGGTTCGGCGCTTCGCTTGTGGCCCTCGGTAACGCTGGCGCGTCTACTGAGGCTGAGATCCTGTCGATGGCTAAGCGCATCGCGGGCGCGGGCAAGCTTGTTGGAGCGTCGGAGTCTGATGTGCTGGCGCTGGCTAACGCTATGGCATCAGTCGGTATTGAGGCAGAGCTGGGCGGCGGCGTTATTTCCCGTGTCATGCAGCGCATGTACGGGGATGTGCAGTCCGGCGGGGAGGGTTTGGCGAACCTAGCTAAGGTAGCCGGCGTTTCTTCCAAGGACTTTGCTGCGGCTTTTGAGAAGGACCCTGTCCGCGCCGTTGACATGATGGTGAAGGGCCTGAACCGAGTTAAGGCTGAGGGCGGCAACGTCATCGACACGATGGCCGATCTTGGTATCAAGGGTACGGAAGAAACCAGCGTTATCCTCCGTCTCGCGGGCGCCGGGGAACTACTTGCGGACTCGCTGGCTCTTGGTGATTCGGCCTGGCAGTCAAACTCGGCCCTGGCTGAGGAAGCGGCGAAGCGGTACGAAACGACCGAGTCCAAAGTTAAGATCGCTTGGAACAACATCAAGGATGCTGCGATTGAGGCGGGCGGCGTGCTACTGCCTATCATCGCTGGGGCCGCTGAGGGCGCAGCAGGCTTGGCGTCTGCTTTCGGTTCGCTCCCTGACCCGGTCAAGGGCGCCCTGTCGGTACTTGGCGGCGTGGCTGGTGTTGCGGCGCTTGGGGCTGGGGCGTTCCTGACGCTTACGCCGCGGATCCTCGATTCATTGCAGGCGTTCGATAAGCTCGCACCGGCTGGTGGCAAGGCTCGCGGCGCTCTTGTTGGGGTTAGCAAAGCGGCAGGCGCGGCGACTGGAGCCCTGATCGGGTTTGAGGCTGTCAAAGGACTGCATAATTCTATGCAGGCGCCCACGGCATCTCTGGAGAAGTTCGCGCAGGCTCTTGTTGGGGTCGAGAAGGAGAAGGGCGCGCTCGATTCCCTGTTCGCTGACATCGGCGCCAAGGAGTTTGAAAGCGACATCCGCAACGCTGGCGATGCCTTGAACAAGCTAATCAATCAGGACTTCAACAGCGCTATCGAGTCGTTTGGCGCTACTAATCTGGGCGTGGACAACGGGATGGCGAAGCTCGCTGATGGCATCACGAAGGCGGATCAGGCTATCGCTTCGGCTGTGTCTTCCGGGGATATGGAGCTTGCGGCTAAAGGGTTCAAGTCGATTGCGGAGTCTGCTGATGCTAAGGGCGTGAGCCTGGACAAGGTCGCTGAGCGGTTCCCTGAGTACCTTGATTCGCTGCGAAAGATGGCGAGCGATTCCAAAGTTGCCCTGACTGAGCAGGAGCTTCTTGACTGGGCGATGGGTAAAGTGCCCGCCAAAATGGAGGCCGCTGCTAAGGCGACCGATGGGGCCGCGACCTCGATTGAGTCAGTGGGCGATGCTTCTGAGGTGTCCGCTGAACAGGCCGAAGAGATCCAAGAGGCTCTGGAGGAAATCGGGCTAGCCGCCGACGGCACGGTGACTGACCTTGTGAAGTTCACGGATGCGCTGATAAACGCTGGCCTGTTGCAGTTGAGTGCTAGGGACGCGGCGCGTGGTTTCGAGGAAGCCCTCGACGCTATGGCTGAGTCGCTGAAGAGTAACGGCGCGACACTGGACACGACGACTGAGAAGGGCCGTTCCAACGAGGCGGCGCTTGATGCTATTGCGGGCGCTGGCTACCGGGTGATGCAGGCAAATGCTGCCAACAGCGCGAGCCAAGAGGTGCTAGCTGGGAACCTGGACACGACGTACAACAAACTAGTTGAAGCTGCGCGGGCGTTCACTGACACTGACGAGGAAGCCGTTGCGCTGGCGCGGGACATCATGAAGATCCCGCCGGGTGTTGACATCAAAACGTGGATGTCCGATGAGGCTAAGCGAATGGCTGACCAGACGACGGGGGCTATCAACGCCATCCCGAAGGAAGTTGTCATCAACATCTGGGAGAACAAGCGTCACACGGAAACCTATGTGCGGCGTGTTGAGGAAGCGGGCGGTAACGAGCCTGAAGGCGGCGGGCTGTATGGGTCGTACGCGAAGGGCGGCAGGCTTCCGGCATTCTCCACTGGCGGGAAGATGCCAACCACGGGGCCGGGCACTGAGGTTACAGACGGGTTCCTTGGTGTCGATTCTATGGGTGTACCTAGAGCCCGAGTAGACGCCGGCGAATGGATCATCAATGGCTGGTCTTCCAACCGTTACAACCGTGAGCTAGCGGCGATAAACGCGGGCACGTTCCCGAAGGTCCCGGGCTTTGCTGGTGGTGGCCGGCCAGGGCGTGAGTATTCGGCGCAGTCCCTCGGGTACGCACCGTACTCTGCGGCTGGTCCTGGTCTGTCTGGCGCGTCGTTTGGTGACGTGATTATCAATGAGCAGTCGGATCCGGTCGCTACTTTCCATGAGTTCAGCCGGCGGGCTTCCCGTCTTGGCGCGTAAAAGAAGGGGGCTGGGATGCCTTACCCAAGTCCAGTAACGTATCCCAGCCCCGGCCTTTTCCCTGGTTTCGCGGATGGCGGTAGGGGCCGGATGGTTGCCCTGAACCCGTCTTTCATTCTTGGGGATACGGACGAGTTTGGGGTGCGGTGGTCGCTGACGACGATGGAGGGTTGGGATGGTTCGCCGTCTCCCACTCTTGAGCTTCGGCAGCGGGCACGGGGGCATGGTGCGACTGAGTCTGAGTCTTATCTGACGCCGCGGATCCTGTCGCTGGGTGGGCTGATTCACGGGAAGGGTGTCGCGGATATTGAGGCGGCGTTCGACCGTTTGAATGGGGCTGTTTCGTTGGAGCCGTTCGACATCCTGGTTTTGGAGTCGGGGCGGATCCGTCATGCGACGGTGCGGCGTAAGGGCGAGGTTCTGCCGACGTGGCACAGCGACAAGTTGGCGGGCTATTCGGTCCTGTTGTCTGCGAAGGATCCGCGTAAGTTCGGTGACCTTGTAACGGCAACAACCCGCCTGCCGTTCAGTAATGGCGGTCTGGTCCGTCCGAGTACCTGGCCCCGCACATGGACCGGTGTGAGCGGCACGGGCATGGTGACGATCAATAACCCTGGCAACACTGAGGCGCCTGTGTGGCTCAGGGTGGATGGTCCTATGCCGGCTGGTGGCTGGTCTGTGACGCATCTGGGTAAGGGGCGGACGCTGACTTTTGGTAGCGCTCTGGCGTTGGGTGTTGGTGAGTTTTTGACGGTGGACATGGACCGGCGTGAGGTTTTGGCGCAGGGGCAGTCTGCACGGTCTGGGTATGTGACTTCGCGTGGCTGGTTCACGCTTGATCCGGGGGATAACGTGATCGCGTTTTCGTCGGTGAATTATTCCGAAACGGCGTCGCTGACGGTGACGACGAAGCCGAGTTGGTCGTAGGAGGCCCTCACATGACGATTACTTTTCTTGCCCCGGATGGCGTTGCGATTACGGCGCAGCAGGAGCGGCAGGCGAGGGCGGCACAGCATGGGGGCGGGGCCGGCCGGCAACTTGGGGGCCGGTCAGGTTTCCGTGTTGGCACGCCTGACAATGTGTTGACGGCGACTTCTACGACGTGGACGCTTGGCGCGTGCGCGGCGATGCTGGATCCTGGGGCGTCTAATCATCAGGGCATGTACGGGTGGGCCACTGATGCGAACGTGACCGGGACGGTGACTGCCGCGCATGACACGAACCCGCGTAAGGACATCGTCTACATTCAGGTGAATGATTCGACGGCGGGCGACGGTTCGGGCGCTGTGAACGCGGACGTGAAGTACCTGGCCGGGACGCCCGCTGTCACCCCGTCCGCGCCCACTCTCCCTGCCCGATCATTCCTGGTGGGGACGATCAGTGTCCCGGCGGCTGGTGGTGGTTCGCCTACGGTGGTCCGTAACCCGGCGGTCTATGTCGCGGCTGGTGCGCCGTTGCCGGTGGCTAATGCTGCTGAGCGTGACGCGCTGGTGAAGTACGACGGCCTGTCTGTTCTGCGGATGGATGTTGTGGGCCGGACGGTTGAGACGTGGAACGGCACGCGCTGGTCTAATGGCCCGCTTGGGACCGCTTACGTGCCGATCTGGACGGGTGTCGCCGACTTCGGCACGGGCGGCTCACTGACGGGGACTTACTGGGTTGAGGGCGACCGGGTGCATGTCCGCTCTAAGGCCCGGTTCGGCGCAGCCGCTTCTCTCGGCGCGTCTAACAATGTGGTCCGGTGCCCGTTGCCGCCTGGTTACCCGATAGCTGGTACGGAATCGATGCATCTGGGGTCGGGCACTTATGTTCCTGCGTCGGGGTCTATCCGTAATTTGACGGTGTTCGCTGATGCTGGTGTGGCGTCGGTTTGGGTGGCTTCGGATCCGGTGAAAACCCCGTTCGATGCTGCGTTGTCAGCGGCGCAGAACAGTTTCTTTGAGATCGCGTTCAGTTATCAGACGAGCGCGGTCTAGCAGTTTTTAGCGTGTGGCGATGGGGATTGCAGCCCCATCGCCACACTACCCACACGCCTCAACGCCTATCTAGGAGGCATTGCCCGCATGGGTGAAATACACAATACCCCCGAAGGGGAAGAACAGATGCGTGATATAAGCGCCCGACATCGCGTCATTATTGGCCGGAACATTACACTCTCGGCGGGCATCCTGTACTGCCTCTCACGGTCTATGTACTACTCGACCGTCCACCCTGACACCCTCTCGGGCGCGCAGAACGTGATTACTGGCAATGGCCACGCGCTCGGCATCTGGGCTGCTATTTGGGCGTTGGCGGGGATTTTCTGTGTGGTGGACATGGTCAACCGGCACACACGTTACGGGATTTCACTCCTCACCGGGATAGCGTTCGCGTGGGGCTTCGGTTACCTGCTGATCTGGGCTTTCACCGGCTTCACTGACGGCTCCCTGGTGAACTCTGCCGTTGGGTGGATTACACCGGCCGCGTTTATCTTCGGTTTTTTGCTGAAGGTCACGGCCTTACAGGACATGTTGCGGCGTCCGCAGGAGGCCCCGTGATTGAGTGGTCCACTGTTCTCCCGACCGCTCTTGTGGCGGCGATAGCTGCCGGCGGTGGGTGGCTGACGACGAAGATCCAGCACCGGGGTAAGCCTGAGAACGCGCTGATCGATCAGATGCAGGAAAACATGCTGGCGCAGGATCAGAAGATAGCCAAGCTCGAAAAGCGTCAGATCCGGTTTGAGGCGAGGGACCGCGTGTACATCCCGCACATTCTCCGCCTGAATATGCATATCGATCAAGGGCTTGGGCCACCCGCCCCGAAGATTCCCAAGGTGATCCTCGATTACCTGGACCAGCAAGAAGACGAGGACACGCCATGACATTCTCTTCACTCATCTCCGGGACGGTCCCGCATCATGGCAAGTTCAGTTCCCGCGCTGGCAGGCCGATCACTCGGCTGATTCAGCATCACTGGGCGGGCGTTGGTGGCGGGATCGAACGGATGTCGGATCCTAACCAGCAGGCGTCCTGCACGTACATCATCACCACGGACGGCACAATCCTTGGGCATGTCCCTGAAGAGTACCGTCCGTGGACCTCGGGGAGCGCTGAGGCTGACGCGCCTTCCATCACTATCGAGGTTCAGAACACGGGCGGGCAGGTCAACGGCAACGACAGCGACCCCTCATCGTGGCCGATTTCTGATGCCGCGTATGGTGCGATCATCCGCCTGTTGGTGGACGTGGCGCAGCGGCACGGGTGGGCCGCTATCGACGCGGACACCTATGTAGGTCACCGGCAGTTCTATTCCACAGCCTGCCCCGGCGGGTATCTGTGGAGCCGGATGGATCAGACCCGGCAACTGGCACAACAGGTATTTACCGGCTCGCTGTCTTATGCGAGTGAAGCGATCAAAGCACTGGAGGACGACATGGCAACTGTGCCGCAGAACGAATGGGAACACGCGCTCAAGGTTCTGAACAGCCTTGCCGATAACGCTGCGACGAAGGGTGACCTGAAGAAAATTTGGAAGGAACCTATCGACCGGCGGAACCCTTCAACGGGTGAGCTGGAGCAGGGCGCGACTACCCCGGAAACGGTGCTGTCCTATGCGGACTGGCGGCTGGTGGTGACGCTCGATTCCATCGCCGCATCAGCGCGGGGCATCGTGGACGCTGTGAAGGCCGCTCCCCAGGCTGACGCTGCACAGGTCGCTGAGGACGCTTACAAGGCGTTCTCGGAGAAGCTGGGCAACCTCAAGCTGACCGTCACAAGCGGCGACTAATGACCGCCCCGCGATTAGCTCTCCTGTCTTTTACGGGTGGGGCGTGTTTCGGGTTAGGGATCATCGGGGCGTGCGCGGCCCGATCTGTTTATGCCATCGGGCGGGGTCACCGCTGGGGCGACGTACGACGACTCATAGGAGTGAAGTGATGTTCAGTAAAGCATTTTGGCGGGCGACGGCGGAGCGCGCAGTAAGCACGGGTGCGCAGTCTGCGCTGCTGATTCTGGGCGCGGACCAGATCAATGTTGTCGAGGTGGATTGGCCGGTTGTCGCCGGGTTCTTCGCCGGCGGTGCAGCGTTGACGGTCCTCAAGGCTCTCGCATTCGGCGGTAAGGACGGCAACCCGTCCGCGATCAACGCTGAAGTCGTAACACTGAAAAAAGTTCCGTAACTTTCTAGGTCTAGCACGCCTGTCAAGACCGATAATACCTCCCGCACAGAAATGAGGTCACGATGGCGCTGTCTTGGGTGTCTGTCTCAGCTACCACCGGCAGCGTCATCGCTGACCTCCCCACCCTCCGCGTCGATGGCAGCCTAAAGCGGACGATTGGGCGGCACGAGTCGCAGACTGCTGTGTTGCCGTTGGATGGGGCGCCGGAGAACTGGCGGGACGCGACACGGAAGAAGTCAGTGTTCCTGGTGGCGCTCACGGACCCGTCCGAGTCGGAGGATCGGGGCCGGCCTGTGTGGGGCGGGATGGTGACCGAGCGGACCACCTCCCACAAGGAGGGCGTGTCCCTGTCGATGGTCACGGCTGAGGACTACCTGAACGACCGCTACGTTGGGGATGAGAACTACTCGCATGAGCAGAACATCATTGTCGCCAACTTGGTTGACAAGTATGTGGCGCCGGGCGGGATCCCCATCCGTGTGGTGATGCTCCCGGGTGCTAATCCTGTCCGGCAGCGCACTTACCTGGACGCGGACGACAAGACGGTGTTCGCGGCCATTGACGAGCTCTCAGGGGTGTCTGGTGGGCCTGAGTGGACGATTGACTGGGAATGGGTGGACGAGCGGAAGCTGGGCCTTGTGTTGTATGTTGGCGCCCGTATCGGGTCGCCGGCGCCGGAGGGTTTAGGTCCGTCGTCGTCGTTCAACCTTCCCGGCAACGTGGTGGACGCGGAACTGGTGGAGGGCTATAGGCGGGGTGAGGGCGCTAACGACGTGATGGCCGTGTCCTCCGGTTCTGGTGACGCACGCCCGCAGTCATCCCGGCATGTTGCCGCGGGTGATGGCCGGCCGAAGATCGAATACCGCTGGTCGCCGTCCACGTCCATCACGGAGATAAGCACGCTGGAGGGGCACGCGGAACGAGGCCTAGCCGGTTTGAAGGACGGGACCGTGGCGCTCGCCATAACCGCGACCACGGACGAGACAACCCCGTTCAACCTTGGCGACGATGTCGGGTTCGACCTAACCTCCTGGGCGTGGCCTGACGGTATCAGCGGCACGGCACGCGCTCTCGGCATCGAATGGACTGACACCACCGTGACGCCCGTCCTCGACGTAACCCACATTGAAGGGATCAACTAATGGGCCAGCCTGGGCAGTTTCAGCCGCGTGGTGAAGACTGGATGGTGCGCGAGTTACAGACCCTTCGCCGGGAACTGAACGAACTTCGGGCAGCCAACGTCTTCGGGCGCACAGGCATCATGCCCCGCGACGGCGGCACGGACTTCGAGGGCTACGTCAACATCAACGGCGAGGGCGTCATCAACGGGCCTTTGGAGGTCAACGGCGACTCCGAGTTCAACGGGTCCCTATCAATCAACGGGCCGCTATTTCTTCAGCCGGGAAGTATCGAGAACGACGCGCTCACGAACCCAATCAAGTTTGACGTGGGCGTGAATGACACTACCGCTGGGCTGAACGTAACCCTCGCTGAGCAAACCGTCTGCACGTTCACGCTGACAGTTCCCACAGGATTCACGCAGGGATTCGTTTCCGGCTTCGGCTCAGTGGGCATCATGAACCCCACTGCCGCGAACTCATCTATCGGCGGGCGTGTCTACATTGACCGGCCTAATGGGCAGGGTCCGACGTGGGGGCCTCGCAGGTTTCAGCAGGCACTCGCCGGCGCGGACGCATCAACGTTCCCTCTGAAGCAGACGTTAGTGACGGGCCTTAGCGGGGGGCAGGAGATTACTTGCCGACTGGTTGTGTTGAACACTGGCCCGACTGACTGGGGTCCAACGACGGGCGGCGCATCGCTGAACGTGTCGGTGTACTGGACTCGTTAGTCCTTGCTGGCTGCGTTGCTGGGGTCGCCGTTTGCTGCGTATGTGCCGGGGACTGCTACGGCGGTCTGCGGCGGCAGGTTGTAAACGGGTTCCGGCGCGGGCGCGGGGGCTACGTAGACGGGTTCCGGTGCGACGTAGACGGGTGCGGGTTCGACGTACACCGGGGCAGGTTCGGCCACTACAGGCGCGGGCTCAGCAACAGGGGCCGGCTCCACAGGGGCGGGTTCAACCGGTGCAGGCTCAGTCACGGGCTCGACAACAGGTTCAGACACTACGGGCTCCTGTACAGGCGCGGGGGCCGCGGTAGAAGTAACGGGGGTGGGTGCGGGCTGGTCCTCTGCGTTCGCGGTAGCAACAAGCCCGAAAGCCATTCCCCCGAGAAGCAAAGTCCCAACAGCCCCGAGGGCGAGAGATTTTGTTTCCATGCAGGCAAGTGTAACTAAACGGCGGACGTATTAATAGTTGAGGGAGCAAGTTTTATGGCTAGACGTGAGTGGGCGGATGGTGTTCTTGGTAACACGCCGTTGTCTGCGGCCCGGTTGGAGTCGTTAGAGGATGACCTTGAGGCGGCTCTTTTGCAGCTCGCACGGGATCCTGAGTCGTTGTTCGCGGGGTACATCACACGCGATGCTGACGGCGCCCCCATTTCTGCGGTTGTTGAGTGGCCGGACGGTGTGACAGGGACCTACGCGGGTGTCGCTTCGGTGCAGTTCCCCGGCTCGATCAACCGGTACACGATCACCCGGGCCGGTTCCCCAACGGTCACGTACACCCAGCCGACGGTGACCCGCGACGGTGTCACCGGCCAAGTAGTAAACCGCCCACCAATCGAAGTTAGCTAGGAGTAAAGAATGGCACTACCCGCGGGCGTAACAACATGCCTTGTGACAAAGAAAGCGCCCGTGTCATTCGGCGGCGGGCAAGCGAAAGTCTATTTGGAGATAACCCCGTCCGTTCGCTTGGTGCATACGGCGACGGGCACACCACTGGCGGACTTCATCGAAACCGTCGCCCCCCTAGAAGGTGGCGTGGCACAAATCATCCTCCCCCACACCGACCAGCCAGGGTTCCAAGACGAGGCCGGCAACGCGTTCACCAACTGGCACTACACCGCACGGGCCCGGTACGAAAAGGGCAACGACAAGAAACACCTGCCCCTCACCACGTTCCAAATCCCGACCGGGCAGACAGAAGTGGACCTGTCCACAATCCCGTCCGGTGCCCCGTCGCTGCCGTCCCTCGCACCCATCGCCACCGTGACGAGCATCAACGGTGAGACGGGCGCGGTCACAGTACAGGGCCTTGATTACCTGCTGTTGGCACGCACACCCGAGGCCATGTTTACCGGCACGATCACCTACAACGACGGCGCTCCCGTAGCCGCAGCCATCGTCTGGCCTGACGGCGTAACGGGCACCTACGCGGGCACACCATCCGCCACGTTCCCCGGCTCCATCGATTCCTACACACTCACCCACGGGACCACCACCTACACCCAGCCCGCAGTCACCCGCGACACCGCCGGCAACATCACCAACCAGCCCGCCATCACGGAGGTAACCGCATGAGCATCCTCGACCCCAAACCACTGACACCCGTCTCCGCGGCGGCACAAGCAGCAGACCCCGCAACCACGTTCGGAGCGGCACTATCTGCCACGATTCTTACCCAGGTTGAGCCCGTCGCGGCGACCATCGCGAAGCAGGCTTTCCCGTTGCGCGATGTCGTGGTGGAGCCTCGCGGCACCGACGCGATCCCATGTGGCGCCTTCGGTGGCTACATTTGGGGCACCAGCAACGCAAACCCGGCCACCATTTACCGGTCCAGCGACGGCGGCGAGACGTGGGCAACGATCGCCACCAACGTCCCCGTCACTGGAGTGCAGGGCGTCCAGCGACTGATCCCCACCAGCGATGGTCAGGTGCTCGCGTTTGGCACGTCCAGCGTCGTCCGGTCAACCGGATGGGGTACCGGCTCCATCGGCTGGAACACTGTTCTGACCAACCCCACCACGTCATACTTCTACCCGTGGTCCTGTGACGGCGACGGAACTAAGTTCATCGTCACGCACTACGCCTCCCAGGCGCAGGGCTTCCTTGGCTCCCGTTACGGTTGGATCAGCCTCGACGGCGGTCTGACTTGGACCGTCAAGTGGGACACGGAGGCCCGGGTGGGCGCCGGGGTTAGTGCGCTCACTCACATCCATGCAGCAGCCTATGACCCGTGGGAAGACCGGTTCTTCATCTGCGAGGGTCACGACGTAGCGACCGGTGTATTCGTATCGGATGACAATGGGAACACCTGGACCCGGATGGCCTACGGGCCAGAGTTCGACGCCGATCCGGCCAACGCTCCCACGGTCTGCGTGCCGACTGACGAGGGCGTGGTCTTCGGCTCCGACGACTCCCACAACGGCGTCTACGTCCTCCCCCGTGGTGAGGACAAGATCGACTACGCGTGGGCGTGGGGCGGCATGACCAACACCCAGCTTCTCGGCTACGCTCACCAGGGCTTCCGCGACCCTGACACCGGCATTGTCTACATCGTCTACGTTTCCGACGAGACCGACCTTCCCGCCCCTGTCGCTGCCTCTGATGGGCGCGTGGCAGGGCAGGTGTGGACTGAGCCGGGCATCTTCGGGATGTGGCGGCGCATCGCCATCCAGGACGGCCATGTCTGCATGTGGGAGCAGCTCGGGGACCAGACGGCCAAGGGCCGCACCGGCGGCATCGGGCAGATCCCAGCTCACAAGCTGGACAGTGGGCGCGTGCTCGGCGGCAAGGTCACTGGCGGCAGGACAAGCCTTGCTGTCGGCACGGAGGCGAAGGCTATCGGTGACTTCTCTGTCGCTGTAGGCGGCGGCGCTGCAACGACCACTCACAACGGAACCGCAGTTGGTGCCAACGCCAAGGTAATCGGCACGGGCACGTCAGTTGGTTCCGGAACGTCATCGGACGCGACGGGAACGGCTGTCGGCTACCTCGCCTCGACCACCGGCGGTACCTCGGTGGGTGCCTCGGCGCTGACCGCCTCAGTATCCACTACGGCAATCGGGCGCGGCGCCAGGGCGGCGACTGATGCTGGCGCGGCCAACATCAACTCCACCGCAGTGGGGCGGGACGCGAAAGCCAACGCAGCATCCGGCAACGCTACCGCCATTGGGCAGGGAACCACTGCCAGTGGCGCCCGAAGCGTAGCGGCAGGCTCCGGGGCGACAACCTCCGGGGTGGACTCAGTTGCTATTGGTGACGCCGCCTCAGCCACGGCACAGTTCGGCATCGCGCTGGGCAAGTCGGCCGCAGCCACCCACACCGGCAGTGTGGCCCTCGGCGCCAATAACGCCACGTCCGCCAACGACCAGGTCAAGGTGGGCGCTAAGCACATGGAGTACGCCGAGCTTGCGGCTGACCCTCTAGCCCCGGCTGCCAACAATGCCCGTGTCTACTTCAAGGACAACGGCGCTGGCAAGACACAGATGCTCGTCCGGTTCAACACCGGCGCCATCCAGGAACTGGCGCTGGAAGGCACCGTGAAGTCGGGCGCGACAGGATCACGCCCGACCGCTACAGCAGTCACGGCCGGCACTCAGTACTACGACACAACCCTGACCAAGCCAATCTGGTCAGACGGCACCGTCTGGCGGGACGCAATGGGCACAGCAGTCTAAACCCGGACAAAGTAGACTCCCCCTTGGCACTTATCACCAAGGGGGAGTCTTTTTGTTCAAGGAACCGGAGCGTCATTGGGGCAGGCAGCGCGGACCGGCCACAGCCTTTATCGTCTGGATGGGGGTGCTGGCGCTGGCCTCGATTGCGGGGATGGTCGTTGATGTGATGACGGGAGACGCCTGGCTTTTCCATTTATCAACCGGGGTTGCTCTTGTGGCGTTCCCGATTCTGATGAAGCGTTACGGCGATTTCTAGCCGCCTCAATGGCGGCGAGGCCCAAGAAGAACCACATCAACCTGGTGTCGTAGTAGTCGCCCGAGAACAGGCTGGCAACGAACTGATAGAAGCCAGCCCCGGCAGCGTAGAGCACCGCGGCAGGCATCGGGCGGGTACGAACCGCGACAACAAAGACCGTGAGTAGCGCCCCCAAAATCAAAACCAAGCCAATGGTTCCAGATTCAGCCATGGTCGCGATCAGCAGATTGTGCGGATACTCAAACTGCACGGAGCCAGTCTGGAGCGCGAAGTACCCGTCCAGGCCGACGCCGCTAATTGGACTCCCCTCGAACAGCCGCAGGGCGTCCTCTGCGATGCTGTCCCGGTCTGAGCTATAACCCTCAACCAGTGTCTGCTGGAGGAAGCGGTCCTCCACGAACTTCACGACGCTGGGATTCAGCGCTGCGAAGATCCACACGCCCACCGCGCCAATGAAGACCATGCCTGCTATCCGCTTTGCCCCGAGCTGACGGCAGATAGGGAACAGAAACACCAGCAGGATGATCGCCGCAGACAGCAGGCCTCCACGGCTGCCAGATAACGCGGCGCCCACAGCAAACAGCGGGACGGGCAGCAAGTAGATCGTCTTCTTCTTGACGCTCGTGAAGTACAGCGACGCGACAGACGCGAGCACCATGATGCGGACGAACACATTCGGTCCGCCACCCGGTGCAGCGTAGCGGCCCTGCGCGCCCGGCCCTGCCGCCATCGCCAGGGCGAAGTAGATCAGGCCCGCAACCAACATCCACTTCCAAATCTTCGCAGTGGATTCCGCCGGAAGCCGACGCATGAGGAACCACGCGAGCCAGGTAAAGGCGAACAGCAACGCAAGATCAGTCAGCGTGGCGCCCACCCTCGCCCCCTCCGGCGACCACATGCTGGAGAAAGCAAGCCACAGCACCCACCCGCTAAAGAGGCCAGCCCCGGCTATCCTGAGCGGCTTCGGAATATGCTCCCGCCCGCCGGCCATCCACAGCGAGACCCCAAGCGCGATGACGTAAAGGAAGCCTAGCCGGAGGTCAAAGTCGGGCAGCGACTCGCCCAACCTGCCGAGCGTGAACCTGCCCGCGAGCATGGCGACAAACACGGCCAGCAGCAGCCAAGAGCCCAGCCGGACCCAAGCGGGCGCGCCGACTTTCACGGGGTTTTTGAGGAGTTGAGACACCCCAAGAGACTACCCCAGCAAGCTCAAGACGCAGGGGCCAATAAGACCGGAAGTGCCCGTTAAGTAACCTGCCGAAACGGGCACTTCCGCTGGGGCGATCCGGCATTATATGGGATAATTGGAGAGTAAGAAACCCCGCGATAGCGGTAACTATCCGGGGCCGTGACCAACGCTTTAGGGAGCGCTGATATGTCTATTGTCACCCGTGTCTGCGGACGATGCAAAGTAGAGCAGCCACTAGACCAGTTCTACATCGAGGCAGAGGCCCGCGCATCTGTCCGCCGCGGCAAGAAGATCAAGCAGCCATGCCGAAGCTGCAACCAGCGTTACCAGGCAGAACGCCGCGCACCACGCCAAGCAATCGTAGACAAGATCAAAGCCGAGTCCGGTTGCATGGACTGCGGGCTGCACCCCAAGTACCCGCAGGTTTTAGAGTTTGACCACCGGCCGGATGAGAAGAAGCTATTCCACATCTCCGACCGCATGGCTAACGGCGCCATAGAAGACCTGCTTGCCGAGATCGCTAAGTGCGACATCGTGTGCGCGAACTGTCACCGGATCCGCACGGTTGAGAAGAACCAGTTCGGGCAGGACCGCGGAACCGTCCGTACCCGAATGAAGCAGGTCTATAAGGACCGACTAGCGGGCATAGGCCACATCTGGGACGACGCCGAAGTAGCAGCGGCAACAGCGTCCGCCACATCCAACCAACTAGAGCTAGACCTGTTCGCAGCCTGAAACACTGAGCGGCCCTTTCTCCTTTGGAGTTGGGGCCGCTCTTTGTTGTTTAACATGGCGTGGTGGATGACCTTGAACGGATGCGGCGTGCGTCGGCTGTGCGTGCGGCTCTGGCACGCGCACCAGGCGGGACCGTCCACATGCTCGACCCCCGCCCGCTCGTCCGCGTGAGGTCCGTCTACGGGCGTGCCATCGCCACCACACCCACACACGTCCTCCACGAATGGGTCCGATGGGGCGAATATCAATGCCGGTGGGATGAGAAATGGCAGGTCGTCAGGGTTAGTGCCGAGGCTTGGTTGGGTGAGGCGCTGGACTAGTCCTCCGTGGCTGTGACGGGGCTGGCGTGTGCTGCGGTGGGCTGGGATGTGCTGACGCGGAAAAGGGCCATAGGCGAAACGTTAGGCTATTTCTGGTCGCTTCAAGGGGCCCGATTCGATACAAAGGGCGGTACAGAAAAACCCCTAGATCTCGCGGATCTAGGGGCCTTCACGTAGCGTAGCGGTGGGGAGGCTCGATCTCCCGACCTCACGATTATGAGTCGTGCGGTGTATAATTAATCCATTCGATTTACTTCTATTCTGGCGCGGAAACCCGCGGAATCTAGGGGTTGTTGGGCACCTCTCGGAAGGGCCTGCATACGCTACCGCACGCTAGCATTGGCTACAGTATAGGCAATAGGGCTTGACTCTGGGTGTAAGGACACTTAGAGTTAGTACATCGGAACAAGCCGAAACGAGCAGGGGGAAATAAGATGGACAAGCTCATCGCAGCAGCAACCGAGAAGACCACCGACGTACTCATCGGGACCGGCCTGATGCTCGTAGACGTAAAAGGCCCCGCCGCCCGCATGTCAGCCGCTGCGATCACCGATGTCATCCTTTCCCGTCACCCGGAACTCAACGCTGTAGCCGATGCATGGAGCGAAGACCTCGAAACCGAACTGGACCTCATCGAGGTTCTCGCTCTGGAACTCGCCGCATGAGCTTCGCCACATGCCACACATGCAACTGGGAAAGCCTCACCTACGCCCGCAAGGGCTGGGCAGAGAAGTCCGCCGACAAGCACCAGCGCATCTACCACCACGGGCAGTCGAACATCATTGAAATCAAGGACGCCAAATGAGTGCCGAGCGAGACGAACTGGCGGCGATCATTGACGACCGCTGGCACGGCTACGGATACAACCCGCAAGGAGCCGCTGCTGCGATCCTCGCCGCCGGCTACTCCAAGCACAGCGAAGAGTTAGCCAAGTGCAAGCGTGCCGCTAAGACGCTCAATGAGGCCATCGAGAAGCAGTGCCGCGACGTGCTCGATGTCACCGGCTTGCATCATCTCATCAGCGAGGACGGCGACGGGCCTTGGGATGTTGTATGGATGCGCCTATTCGAGATGCGCGAAGAATTGAAAGACCTGAAGGAATCCACAATTGCCCGCGAACGTCAGCGCGGCGACAGTTGGCGCGATCGGGCACAGGAAATGACGGCGCGGGCGGAATCAGCGGAAGAGGCCATGGCTGCTAACCCGAAGCGCCGCACCATCACAACGGCCGCGGAGCTGGATGCGCTGCGGAGGTTTACGGTCATCCGGTCAGCGGAAGGTGTCGTGTATGAGAAGCAGACGATGTGGCACGAAGCGGGAAGCCGCGACCTCGTGTACTGGCCGGCGATCGCGCTGCCGGTAGTTGTTCTTCAGGAAGGGTGGGGCGAAGAGTGATCCCCTGCGAAGCGATCGAAGCCGCAAAGGACGCCATGCGCGAGATTACCCCGCCGCCAGGCGTGACTAAGGCTAACTGGCTGGCCGAGCATGGAGACTTCGCCCTCATCGCCGGGGCAATAGCCGCCGCGGCCCCGTACATCAAGGCGCAAGCGATAGACAAAGCGGCTGACGACGCTGACGGGTTAGGTATGGGCGAGATCCTAGTGCCCTCTCTCCGCTTCCGTGCGGAGTGCTACAGGAATATAGGCGACAACCCCTATGGGAGCCAGTCATGATCGCGGACTGCCCGATTGCCTACGACCACACGGACGACCTTGAAGAATGCAAGGTTTGCGGTTGGCGACTTGAGGACGAATACCAGCGTCCAGAACCACGCCGACCACGCGACATGTCCACACTCACGGGGCCCGAACGAATCCAAGAAGCCATCAATAGGCTCAACGGAACATACGCACCGTACGCAGTGCCAATCACCTTTATTTGCGGAGGCGACGAATGATCCCCGACGAAGCCATTGAGGCGGCGGCGAAGGCGGCTCACAAGGCGGGATCTCAGTACAACGACATGGAGTGGGAAGACCTGCCTGCTCCACTGCAAAAGCACTACTGGTTCATGGCTGCCGCATCTATCCAAGCCGCGTACCCGTATATCGCCGCCGTCGTTTTGAATGAGGCCGCGGAAAGCGCAATAGAGCAACAGTTTAGTGAGGTAACACCAAGGATGCTGAAAAACCGCGCACGGTCATACAAGCCACGACATGCCGACTAAGGGAACCAAGATGCGGCACATCCGCATCCCGGACGACCTGTGGCACGCGGCACTCGCCCTGGCCCGGTCGCGTGGTGAGCACCTATCCGACATCATCCGGAACGCACTAACCAAATATGTAGAAAACAAGGGGACGAAATGAACGAGGACAACTGCAAGATCAAGCCCGGCACATGGGGGCTCTACATCCACCACGACTGCCCCGCGCACAAGTACGACAGCGCTCCCGAGTACATCCCCGGCACCTTTGAAAGCAGAAAGAAGTGATCCCTGACGAGGCGGTAGAAGCGGCGGCGCTCGGTATCCATACCCGCGGCGGTGTGAGCGTGCCCGAAGCGCGAGAGTACGCACGGGCGGCCTTAGAGTTCGCTGCCCCGCACCTTATATCAAACAGGCCATCCGAGGAAATGATCGGCGCAGCCTACGAGGTGAAACCTTTGGAAGCCGTGATGACGCGCACAACGCAGGACGAGCGGGAGAAGGCATGGACGTGACGAAGATGACAACGCTTCCCTACATGGAGGCTGAACTGTTCGCGGAATCCATCATTGACCAGTACCGGTTCTATTGCGGCCTGTGCGAGTACCGAACAGGAAGAGGCAGCTTTTATGACTGCGAGATGGAAGCGGCCGACCATTTAGACGCGGAACATCCGAAAGAACGCGCTGAGGCTGACGCGAAGGTCCGAGCGGAACGGGAAAGATTGCGCTCCCACGATTTAGGAGACTCGCTGTGATCCCTGACGAGGCGGTAGAAGACACGGCTCACCCGATGTGTCGCACTGAGCGCGGGCATGTCTGCCATGAGCCGAGTGGCCGTGTCTGCATCGAGAAGGGATGCGCTGAACCTGCGGGAACGTGGTGGGGTCCGTACTGGTGCCCAGAACATGATGCTCAGCGGCTAGACGGAATCAGCGCCAGCTTGGTAGACATCGCAGGAGGTATGAAGTGATCCCTGACGAGGCGGTAGAAGCGGCGGCG